GACAACGGATCTGCTCCTCAGACCATCGCGCGCCTGGTCGCTGAGCTTGCACGTCGTTACCCGATTAATTCTGACGCGTCAGATAAATAATTACTCATGACCGGGGTGTAGGGGCCACGCCCCTACGGATAACGCCTCACCCGCGCCGTGGACATGTCGGCCTTGTCAATGCCGGCCCACACCTGCACCCACGGCGAACCCCGCATCAGCCACCCACTGAAGACCGCTGTTCGCGCCTTTGCCGCAGCACGTCCCGCAGGTAGATTACGTCGCAGATCTGCGAATCACTTTTTGAAACCTTTGCGCCGCAACGGTTTCCAGCCTTCTTGAGCTCGAGGCCTCGCGCTGCGCGTTCCTCGCTCATCATGGTTGACCACTCGCGTGCGATCGTGCATGTCAGCCCCAGATAGCTGAGTTGTCCAGGCTCCATGCCTCGACCTTCGGGCGTGACCAGGTAGCCGTTCTGAAACGAAAAACCGGCCCAGTGGCCGGTCAGTGTTCGATTACGCATGTGCCGAACTCCATTCGGCGTGCCATCGTCGTCGCCGCGGCGTGAGCGCAGCAGCAAACGAACGCAACCAGCGCAATAGCGCCTTGACATAATATACATTATGCGAACTGGGCTGTGTTGACGCTCCTGTGCGCCCTGGCGGCCTATCACTGCTGGTCCCTCCACAGGAAGCGGACTGGACGATGAAGCTAGACACCTACGATCGCGTAGACCTGACCGGCCCTTGGGCCGGTTTTGGTTTTCAGGGAGAGCGATTCTTCACTCCCGAGGGTCGAGACCTGCACCCGACCGACATGACGTTCTGGTCGCTGACGTGCTGCATCGCACGGGAGTGGTCGTTGATGATGGCCGAGGAACGGCAAAGCCGGCGAGACGTGCCGGGAACGCCTGTGGCCACAAGGACGCCAGGCGCTAGGAAGTCTGAGCCCTGCCAGGTGATCTACCTGCGGGATGTCCTGCAGCGTGGCCGCAAGAAGCGGTCTTCAGTGGTGGATGGCGCGGGGTCCGCCGATCGAGCGCAGGTGGTGCGTAGGACGCGTGGGCCTCGAGGTCCACGGCGCGGGTGAGGCGTTATCCGTAGGGGCGTGGCCCCTACACCCCGGTCATGAGTAATTATTTATCTGACGCGTCAGAATTAATCGGGTAACGACGTGCAAGCTCAGCGACCAGGCGCGCGATGGTCTGAGGTGCAGATCCGTTGTCGATGGTCTTGCGAATCAGGTCCAGCAACAAGCAATCGGCCAGTTGACCAGGCCGCGCATGACCTACGCGTAGGCGGCGCGCTTTGCGGGCACGGTAGTCGGCAGCACGCTCAGCACCGGACATGGCGACATCTCCACGCGGTGGCCGACCGATGCGTGGTGGCTGTTTTTCTGACGCGTCAGAATTATCAGTCATAGCGATAGCGCAGCTGGGTGGCCAGGCCGACGATGAGTGCAGCATTGCCCTCGCTGACAGCCTTACGGATGGCATCGACCAAGGCCATGTCACTCATGTCGTGCAGCCTGGTGCCCTGCTCTGCCTTGCGACGCTGACGATATGCCCGGCTATGGTCAGCGGCACTCTGCGCTGACACGCCATTGATCGGCGGACGGCCGCGACGCTTGGGAAGCTGCATTTCAAGGGTGCCGGGGTCTTTGTCGTCGCGCATTTGAGTGGTCCGCCGTGTCGATGTAGATATATTAATCTGACGCGTCAGAAAAGTCTAATGACAATTAGCTATGTGACGCGTCACGGAATCAAAGCTGCGCTGTTGTATCTGGGATGGTGGTCGAAGTTTGATAAGGCTTAGACTCCGGGAACGTACCTGCAGCCCGCGACGTAGACCCAATGACAGTGCCAGGCAAAGCAGCCACCTGGTCGTGCACCTGGTCAGCTGGCGGGACATACGGAGGCGGCGGTGCGACCGGCTGCTTATACGGGTTGTACGGCGTGCTGTTCCTAGCCACAGTGCGGCATTCTGGCTGGCTCATCTCGTACTTGGTGCCCTGCTCTGTCATGCAGCTGCAGGAGGCTTCCTGATGATTGCCCATAGCGTCTGTGCCGGCCAGGCTGGACATGCAGTAGAGCTGAGGCTGACCTGCAGGCGATCCACCGTCATAAATGGGTGCGGTCCAGGGCATCGTAGCGAACCGCGCGACATGTGCCTTTGCGTAGTCGGTGGGTGTGTCGTAGGTACGCGGCCCCGGTGCGCCCTTCGCTGAAGCTCCAGTCACCCCGGTGCCGCTGTGTGTCGTGGCGGCTTCCTCGTTGATTTTCTCAATCTTCGCGCTGTAGCTGTGCTTCAGGTAGTACATCGCGGTGAGGATGATCAACAGGCCAATGCCGACCATCTTGACCCAGGTCGGAATGCTGCGCTTGGTAGTCACCAGAGTGGTGGACGTGTAGTAGTCGAAGACGTACTTCGGCCTGACCCAATCAACAATATTTCCGCACGGGCCAGCGACGTTGCCCTGGTAGGCGTCCCACTTCTTCAGCTTGGTTTTGCTCTTCATGATCGAGGTCTGCCGGACATGGCAATGTTCCTCGTAGAGGCCACGCAAGAACGGATCAAGCTGCAGACCTTGCTGCGCGATCAAGATGAAGTCGAAGCCGCGATGACGATGGCGTGCCATCGGCTCGACATGCTCGGGCACCTTGGCACCAGGATTGCGGTTCGGGAACACGGTGTAGCACTCGTCCAGAATGATCACCGCCCCATCGGGACAGTCCTGCCACTTGGTGGGGTCCTCGAGGTGTTTCCACCCTGCCCGCTCATAGTCGAAGTCCTTGATGCCGTGGGCGTAGATCTCACGCCCTTCTTTCTTGAACGCAAATGCCTTGTCGATCGCGTAGGCGGTCTTGCCGTGGCCAGGCTGGCCGGTGACGAGGTAGAGGGCCATTAGGATTTCACCAGCTTGGAGAGGATGGCTTTCTGCGACACCGCTGCGGCGATGGCGGAAAGGATCATGGTCACGGACACGCCGATACCGCTGGCGTCCCAGTAGGCGACGCCGACCGCGCCGAGGCCGGGCAACCAACCGGCAATGAAGGACTTGAGCGATGGCAGGGCGACTTCGTGTGCAATGAAGCCGATGCCGAAGGCGATCAGCACACGCCCGACAATGCCGGGGAGATACGTGCGCAGGCCCTGCAGGAGCGCGCTGACGAGCGCGGCGATGATCATAGGCATGTCAGCCCACTCCTCTAGCGAGAATGAAGACAGAGACGCACGCAGAGACGGCAATGAGGCCGGCACGTAGGCGTGCGATGTAGGTGCACCACATCGGTGGAGGCGACGCAAAGGTGGCCGAGTAGGCGGTGGCGATCACACCACCACTGGCGGCCTCAAACCCTGGGCAGGATCCACCACCACCGAAGCCGGATTGATCGAGGTCATCGGTGCTGATCTTCTTGGTGGTGAGGACCTTGGTGTCATCTGCAGACGAGCCTGCGCCAGGGTCTTGGGACATACCGCCAACCTTGGTCCACTCAGGCTGCTTGCCGTCGCCGCTGACTGCATCTTTCGCTAGGAGCTTCTCTGCTGCGCAGGCGCTTCGCCACTGGGCTAAGAGCTGCGCATACTCCATGGCCTTGCAATTCTTGCCGGCGCACACAGGCGGGCTGGTGCACGTACCGCCCTGGATATTGACATCGCGCCTGGTGTTGCAATCGATACGCCACTGGATGCGGGCCTGTCCGCACATGATGACGTCGCCACTACAAGACGGCGGGCTGTCGCAGCTGTCGCCACCACCGAACGTAGCCTTGTTATCCGAGTCGTCGTCCTCCTCGCCTTCATCAGGCTTACCGTCGCCGTCCGCATCGCGTTTGCAGGTGCCGTCCTTACCCATGGCCTCACCCTGCGCACACTGGCCCTCTCCGGGCAGGCAGGAGCCTGTAGGCGACTTGATTTGACCTGCAGGGCACTCGTTTCTCTCGTTCTCACAGGTGCCGAGCTGGGTGAGGGTCATTCCCTTAGGGCAGGACTGGTCTTCGCATTCACCCTTGGCATTGTTCTGCTTGCCGTCAGGACATTCTTGCGTATCAGGCTCGCACATGCCATTAGCGTTATTGACGTGATAACCCTTGCTCAAGCCCATGTT